CCCTCAGTACCATCATGTAGCTTCATATGTTCTCTATAAGAAAGCATATCCTCTACATCATTTAGATTACGGTACTCAATAATCTTAGACTTAGGAAAGTCTTTGACCAAGTCCTCTTCACAATCATGATAATAAGCAATAAGCTTTAGATCGTCTTTCCAAAATTTACAAACAGACTCAAGCATGTTCTTTGCATAGCTTGTATAGCCATTAGAACTAAATGAAGTTACAAATCTTACCATTTTATTTCGTCATCTCCTCGTATAATTCTGTCCATTCTAGTGCGTACTTCTCGTCTATTTTTCTTTTAGGTTCCCACGCTCTAAAGAGAGGACCACCAGTAGTAAAGTGTACGCACTTTGGTTCAATGTATTCAGAGGAATGACCGTCTAACCAGTTCCATTCTTCATTTATACTTCCTATACTCTCACACCAGTGAAAGCCGTGTAGCCAAGTACCAGACTTAACATTAATATCTGAAACAGTTAGTTCATTCTTTAGGTCAGGATGAGAACAATTCCACAATACAAAACTAGACCAGTTCTTTCTAGGATAAATTGTCTGCGGCTTACCGTCCATCTTAGTCTTTTCTTTAGGCATATAGTTATGTTGCACACAAGAGATAGCATCTCTACAGTTTGATAATCTGTTGAACAACTCCATCACGTCTGATCTCATGTACATATCACAGTCCATGAACAACGCCATGCCTTCATGCATATTAATAAAAGGAACTAGAAATCTACTGAAACTAAACTCAGTAGAGAAAGGTTTACTATCAAAGACATCCACCTGCTTACCATCCAGTACTTTCTTACTTCTCCTATACAGACCTGACAATCTCAGGCTATCCTGTTTCAGAGGTACAATATTTACTGGTGCAGAAGCATACTTTTCTATGCTGTATTTCAGCACATCATAATATAACTTTTCTTTATCATCGTAACCTACATAGATAGTAGGCATCCTATTATTATTATTATTATCTCCTGAAGACATGTAACATTATACCTCTATATTATTTACCTTTATAATTAAATGACAGAGGGTGGCACCCCAACCACCCCCTATCACTGCCTAACACACACCTTTCGACTAACATATGGAGTATACTATTCCTATAATAGTTATGTCAAGTAAAAAGTTTATACACCACAACTCCCACCATGGCCCGTAATATCACAGATGTCATGAGTTTCTAAACCTTCTTCAAACTCTTCACCCAACTTATCTACTGCTTCATTATAAGGAACACTTGTAAGAGGCTGTCCTCCTCTACAACCGTCAGGGTATACAGTAAATCCTCGTAATCGGTGAGCATAAGAAGCAAGAGTATCAGTAAAATCAGACACAGTATCTTCATTATTTAACTTACTTCCCCATGAGGGTAGGTTAATAGTAGAAGAGATTGACATATCTACATAGTCTTGTACGTCAGCTTGAAACTTTATACGCCTCTTATAATCTTCTGCTAAATCAAGAGCAGACTCTATGTTGTCTGGAGTAGCACCATATAAGTCTATGAGTTCTTGTGCTGCACTGTCTACTACATACTGGTAGTGCCATCGTGTACCGTTCTTTAGATACCTACGCTTATAGGCTACAGCAAAGATAGGCTCTACCCCAGTAGACGTACCAGCTAAGATACCAATGCTTCCAGTAGGCGCTATAGCTCTGTTAGCTACAGGTCTACTGATGCTCATGTTATCTGCCTCTGTTCTAGAAGTTCTGTCGCTCTCTCCTCTATATACGCTTAACCATTTATGAAGTTCTTCTGTTACCTCATACTTAGAACCACGTTTAATCAACCATTCATGCATACCCATAAGACCTAGACCAAGCCTACGATTCTTCTCTCTTACTTCGTAAATCTTTTTGTAAGGTAGTTTAGCTTTAAGAGTACCGCATAAAAGAAACTTTGTAGCTAGGTGTACAATATCTGTGAACTCACTGATGGTATCAATACGACCCAAGTTAACACTGCCTAGATTACATACATCTGAATCTGAGTCAGAGGTAACTTCCGTACAAGCATTACGTAAGGTTTCATTTTCCTTATCGAAGAAGTTGAAACTAAACCCCGGCTCCGCTGTTGATAAAGCTTGCTTTACATTATTACGAAAGACGTCACCTACATCTCCTGTCTTCCAGTAGTTAAGTAACCATTCAGTATCATAGTTAACACTTACATTAGTCATATCTAATGGTGCAGAAAAGTTAAAGTCCTGCTCCTTTATATCACCTATGCTATATTCTGTAGTACCTACAGGCATATTATACCAGTTCTTACTGGTTAAGAATTTATCAACGTCAGGATGTTTCCAGTTAAGAGAAGCATAGATAGCAGACCTACGACTACCTCCCTGCATAACCCGTCTACCAATCTCATTGAGCATCATCATCTTAGGGATAGGTCCAGAAGCAAGACCACCTGTACCAGACAACACACGCCCTTCTTCTCTGTACACAGAGTAGTCTGCACCGATACCACCACCTGTCATCAGACAAGACTCTGCCTTCCAACTAAGGTCAGCCCAATCTTCTCTGGTATCTTCTTCTGCTTTTAAAAGATAACAATTATTAAAAAATTTGTTAGGTCTTCCAGCGTAGTATAGATAACGACCACCGGGAATAAATTTAAGATCAGTAATATACTGCTTCAACTGTCCTCGTTCTTCACTAGTAAGTTCAGGATTACAAACATCTTCTACTAGTGTAGATGCTAGGCTTGCTAAAGTTTCGCAACCCTGATGAGCATATTTATGTTTGAATATATCTTCAGAAAATTTAGATCGGAACATGGGGTTTTCGTTAGATCGAAATGTAGGCATTCATTTATTCTCCTTTGGTTATATGGTCGTGTGTATACAACATTATTAAAGTATAATGCAATATCTTTAGTAAGTCCTGTCTATTTTTTCCTTCCTTCTTTCCATATCTTTTCCAGTACTTTATGATGTTACCCATTAAGAAACCTTCACCATACCCAGCATCTATTATTAGTTCTGATGCTTGATACTTTCCTTTAGCGTAATGCATACTATAAGTATCGTCTACGTATTCTTGTAACTCACATAAGTAAGTAGGTTCGAGAAATTTATGGACAGGTGTATGGCTATTCACCTTAGTCTCCTTAATTTAAATAGAGTGAGGTAGGGTTTAGTTGAAGGACAGTACGGTATTAATTCTTTTACGTACATATTCTACTTCCTTAGACTTTATAATCTTATATGCAAATGCCCTAGTGTACTCACTGTCTACTCCAGCAAGATCACATACGGTACGAAAGTCATCTGCAGTAACACCAACAGATGCTACAAACCAAGCCTGAGCGCAGCCTCTAGCTAGTTCAGATTCTCTAGACTCTCTACTTTCTTTAGGTTTAGTAGCGTCTAATAGAGCTTGGAGTATCACAGTAAGAAAAAGAATCTGTTCGGGTGCAGATTTCTTTGTCTCAATTAAATATTCCATCTCAACTAAGAAGGTACTTTCTTTAGGCATCTAACCATTTCTGAGGAACACCGTCCTTCAGATCACAGTACAAGAAGTTATTCTTTTTACACCAGTCTCCATAGGTTGACTTAGCACCCTTATACAATTTACTTCTAGAGTTAGTAAAGACAAACCTAATATCTATATCAGGATTACTCTCTCTTAAAAATAAATGTTTCTTCCTGTCTTCTAATTTAAATCTCCCCTTCACCTCAAGGATGATACCAGAAGATTCAAGTATGAAGTCAGGTAGATACCTCTTAGATTCTATCCATACATAAGGTATGTAGTGAGGTTCAAAGTCAAAGGGGATGTCAGAGGCTGTTAAGAACTCTGCCATCGTCTTCTCTGAACCTGATCTAAATCTGTATTTCTTGGACATTGGGTTCCTTATTTACTTTAGTAAGGTACTTAACATTAGCTGCATACTGAAAGGCTCTCAGTCCTGTACCGTTGTTTGCATCAGACCAGCAATCGAATTTATAAGAACAATAAATGCATCCAATATCAAGGCGAAGATTCCCAGCAGCACCGTCAGGGATATCACTATAGCAACGATCAGGAGGGCTGCTGCTTTTAAGAGATTCTCTGATAGTATCGATACGATCTTCTGCATTTATCATCTCCATATGGTGTACAGGGCAGTAGGTTATCTCTCCTGTTGTCTTATCCATAACTACAAAACCTGCTTCTTTTACTTTGTTACCTTGAGCATATGCAGAAAGCTGCGCGATGTAACCAAAGGGATCGTCTTGGAAAATCTTTCCCGTCTTAAACTTCTTAAACGAAAAGCTTGAAGCTGTCTTAAAGTCTACCAGTACGTCATCTACCATGCCATCCTGATGCCCTACTACATCGTTAACTACAAGCTCCTTCTGTCTGTCTGATACCTTGTGTCCTGCAGTCTTAGAAAGGAAGACAAGGACGCTCTCTAAGATATGTCCATAAAGAAATTTAATAAGGTCAGGCCCAGTAAACTCTTCTTCTTGTTTCTTATTATTATTATTAAGAGAGTACCATATTTTTCTATTCGGGTGACCTATCATAGACAATCTTAGATTGTTCCTTGGCTTCCTTTCTTCCTGAGTAATAGCCTCGATAATACTAGAACAAATTTCTTCTGACATTTCCTTTAAATCTTCAGCAGCTATAGTTGCTTTCTTATCTGAAGTGAAGAGACTATATATATCTTCAACCAGAGTATCGATTTGTTTGTTGGATTTCTTAGCCATTACTATCTTTCCTTATAAGATATTTACAACTTAATATATAACTAGCAGTCCCTCTCCTCACCTGCTAGACAGTTATCGTTGCCCCAATTCATTTGACAACCCCGTATAGTTCTGACCTATCCTAGAATGGAATGGCTTCTTCTTGTGATCCTGAAGAAGAACCACTGACTACATAACCATCGTCCACCTTATCAAAGTCTTTATCATTACCGTAGCTAACAAGGTCAATAACTTGAACAGCCATTAAGTCAGTACCAGTGCCGGAATTACCAGCATGGTTCCAAACATAAGTAGCGAACTTAACATTAACAGTACTACCGTTACCAATAAGTTG